CAAACACACGTTCCATTCAGAACCTGGCTGGCCAAACATGGTTGGCGACACGGTTACGGATGGAACGTGTGTTTGGACTGGAATTGCGTCGGCTTACGAGGAGCTGGCAAAGATCAACCCCAGTGCAATCATTGAGCTATTTGAGCTAAGACTGGATTCAACGTTGCACGGCAGCAGTGACGTTTACCGCTTCCATGCTGGGGCTAATGCTGACGTTGATGGCAACATCGTTTTCAACAGTCAGACCTACACCCGTATTCCGATCAAGGCTGATGGCTTTGATTACAGCAACACCGGCACGCTTCCGCGCCCCACGCTGTCAATCAGCAACCTTGATGGGACGATGACCACGCTGTTGCTGCTGGTCAATGCAACAACGGCAGGCAATGATCTTGGTGGAGCGGAAGTTCGTCGAATCAGGACGCTGAAGAAGTATTTGGATGGTGAAAGTGCAGCTGATCCAAATGCCCGTTGGCCTGAAGAGCGGTGGTTTGTGGATCGCAAGGCAAATGAGTCACGAGACCAGGTGACCTTTGAACTAGCCAGCAAGTTTGATTTGGCAGGGCAAAAGATTCCAAAGCGGCAGGTGATCGCCAATGTTTGTCAGTGGAAGTACCGCAGCAGCGAGTGCAGCTATACCGGCAGCAACTACTTTGACGTGAATGGCAACAGCGTCAGCACGTTGGCCGAGGATGTCTGCGGCAAGCGTGTGGCTAGCTGCAAGCTGAGGTTTGGCGATACAGCAGAGTTGCCGTTTGGATCGTTTCCTGGTGCTGGTCTGACCCAGTGATGCAGCTATCAGATGAGTTGCGGGCCGAGATCTTGCAACACGCTAAGGCTGAGACACCGAGAGAGTGTTGCGGATTGGTTGCTGTGGTCAAAGGACGGCATCGGTACTTTCCGTGCCAGAACATCGCAGACACGCCTGATGAGCACTTTGTTTTAAGCGGCTGGGACGAAGTAGAAGATCAGGGCGAGGTGGTGGCGATTATTCACAGCCACCCGAAGACCAATCCAGAGCCATCAACAGCTGATCGCGTTGCTTGCGAAAAGTCAGAGCTGCCATGGTTTGTCGTCAACCCAAACACTGAAGGCTGGGGCTATTGCGAGCCATCAGGGTTTCAGCTGCCGTATGTGGGACGTGAGTTCGTGTTTGGTGTGGTGGACTGCTACACGCTTGTCCGTGACTGGTACGCAAGGGAGTACGGCATCCAGCTGCGTGATTATGACCGCAGAGACAAGTTCTGGGATCGTGGCGAGAACTTGTATCTGGACAACTTTGCTGCAGAGGGGTTTGGCAAGATTCCAGTTGAAGAGGTGCAGCGCGGTGACTTGATTTTGATGAATCTAGTTTCACCGTTGCCGAACCATGCAGCGATTTACATGGGTGATCAGCAGGTACTGCATCATGTGCAGGGCAGGCTGTCTAGCAGGGATGTCTATGGCGGTTACTATGGGAAGAGCACTGCCTGCGCCTTGAGGCATGAAAGTCGTTAAGGTCTATGGCGCTTTGCGTAAACGGCTTGGTCAATGCCGGTTTGAGTTTGACGTAAATACACCAGCGCAAGCGATTAAGGCATTGTGCGTCAACTTTCCTGGACTAGAAAAGTGGTTAATTGATAGTGAGCAAGATGGTGTTGGTTATCGCGTAGCAGTTAGCAGGGAAAAAGTAACTGAGGACAATCTTGCCCCCTTGGCCATGCCTTTTAGCGATCGAGAGGTTTTCAGCATCACGCCTGTGGTTGCTGGTGCGGGGCGTGGAGCAGGTCAAATCTTGCTTGGAGCTGCACTAATTACTGCAGCTGTATTTATGGCTCCAGCAGCAGCTGCAGGTGGAGGGTTTTTAACAGCCGGAGCGACTGGCACTACTTTGAGCACTATGGGCTATGTAAGCCTTGCAGTGGGAAATCTTGGCATTTCTTTAGCGCTTGGCGGTATTGCTCAAGCCATATCTCCACAGCCTAACTTAGACAGCACACTTGACGAGTCAGTGCAACTTGAGTCATTTACCTTCTCTAACGTTGTAAACACTCAGCGGCAGGGGAGTCCCGTGCCAATCGCTTACGGGCGTCTGTTTGTTGGATCGGCTGTGCTGTCGAGCGGCCTTGACGTTGATCAGGTGCAGGTATGACTCAGACTCATTACATCCAAGGCGCTGGTGGTGGCGGCGGTAAAGGCGGTGGCGGTGGTAATCGCACGCCTACTGAGGCGGATGACACTCTGCAGTCCGTACAGTTTGCCAACGTTCTTGACCTCATCAGCGAAGGCGAGATTCAAGGGTTAGATGACGGCAACAAGAGCATTTTTTTAGACGACACAGCTGTCCAAAACTCAGACGGAACCAACAACTTTTCTGGCTACACCGTTGTTACGCGCAACGGCACACAGGGGCAGAACCATATTCCTGGCCCGTTTAATGCTGTAGAGCGGGAAACTGCAGTTGGAATTGAGGTGACAAATGGATCACCTGTTACTCGCAGCATTTCGGACACAGATGTTGATCGTCTGCGTGTCACGCTGACTGTCCCGTCGCTGCAAATCCTTGAAGAAGATGGCGATGTTGTTGGTCATAGCGTCAACATCAAGATTCAAGTTCAGTACAACGGCGGCGGATACAACGACGTTATTAACGACACGATCAGCGGCAAGAGCAGCAACCGCTATCAGCGTGATTATCTGATTGATTTCACCGGTAGTCATCCTGTTGATGTGCGGATGGTGCGTGTCAGCGCAGACGAGACCAGTCAGAAACGAGCAAGCACAACAATTTTCCAAAGCTTCACTGAGATTATTGATGACAAGTTCCGCTACCCAAACTCTGCGCTTGTTGCTCTGCGTTTTGATTCGCGCCAGTTCAACAGCATCCCGTCTCGTAAATATCTTATTCGTGGGATCAAGGTCAAGATTCCAAGCAACGCAACGGTAGATACGACCACACATTTGGGACGTTTGACCTATTCCGGCATCTGGGACGGTACGTTCCAAGCTGCTACTTGGTGTTCAGATCCTTCGTGGATACTTTTCGACCTTTTGACTTCGTCTAGGTACGGGGCAGGTGTGCCTGAAGGCACGCTCGATAAGTACGACTTCTTTGCAGTGTCCCAATATTGCAACGCTCTTGTCTCAGATGGTGCGGGTGGCCAAGAGCCACGTTTCAGCTGCAACATGCTGATCAACAGCAGAGATGAGGTTTACAACGTCATCCAGCAGATGACAGCCATCTTCCGTGGCATTTCCTACTACAGCGCCGGATCTCTAACGCTGTTGCAAGACAGACCGGCTGATCCTCAGTACCTGATTAGTCAGAGCAACGTCGTTGACGGCATCTTCCAGTATTCAGGCACCTCCCAAAAAGCACGCCACACCGTTGCTGTTGTTGCTTGGCAGTCCTACGACACTCGCGGCGATCAGGAATATGAATACGTTGAGGATCATGCTGCTGTCGCTAAGTACGGCATCATCAAAAAGGACATTAAGGCCATTGGTTGTTACAGCCAAGGCCAAGCGCATCGCATTGGTAAATGGGCGCTGCTGTCTGAGCAGAACCTGACTGAAACGTGTCAGTTCAGCGTTGCACTGGAAAGCGGCATTGTGCTGCGCCCTGGGATGGTGATTGACGTTGCTGATCCAGTGCGTGCTGGATCGCGTCGTTCTGGCCGCATCCAATCTGCAACCACGACACAGATCACGGCAGATAGCAGCAATGATCTGACCGTTGCTCTGGCGGCACAAAATAGTCCGAAGCTGTCGGTGATGTTGCCGACTGGTGTTGTCGAAACACGCAACATTCCAGTTGGCGGTATCCAGCCTCAAGCTGATGGAACGTGTGACATCGACGTTGATACTGCGTTTAGCCAAGCACCTGCAGCCAACTCAGTGTTCATGGTGCAAACCACAGAGCTGCTGCCCCAGCAGTTCCGCGTTGCATCTGTTGCTGAGTCTGAAGATGGCATTTATGGCGTAAGCGCGATTGCTTACAACAGCACGATTTATGACGCTGTTGAAGCTGACGTTTCGCTGACGACTCGCAGCATCAGCAATTTGTCTGCCATCCCGAATGCGGTGGACAGCATCGACAACGAGGAGTTCCTTTATGAGGACGGCTCCAGTGTGTTTGTTGGTGCGTCGATCAGCTGGAACCACGATCGTCAAAACGTCAACGACTTTCGGGTGCAGTACCGGATCGATAACGACAACTGGGAAACGGTTCAAACAGCATCACCATCCGTCACGTTGCGGAACCTGCGTGCTGGCACGTTGTATGTGCAGATTTCAGCTCGCAACTATCTGAACAAGAGCAGCCGAATCTCGTCTGCCACTTTCATTCTTGTCGGCAAAACTGCTGCACCTAGCAACGTCACCGGGTTCAGCATGATTCCGGTCAATGGTCAGGCTCGATTGAGCTGGAACCAGTCAACTGACCTTGATGTGCGTGTTGGCGGTGTGGTGCGATTGCGTCATTCGCCTGATCTAACAGGCGTGACTTGGGCAACGTCCACCAGTATTTCTGATGATGTCGCAGGCTCAGCAACTGAGACTTACGAGGATCTTAAGCCTGGGACGTACAGCATCAAGTTTGTCGATTCAGGTGGCCGCGAAAGTCTTGATGCTGCTTATATCGAGTTCACCAAGGCTGATCTAGACAACGTTGAAAACGTCAGCTCGCAGACAGAGGATCCGTCGTTTGCTGGCACGAAAACGAACCTTGTTGTTGATACAGCTCAGAACGAACTAGAGCTGGACTTTGAGCCTGGTGTTGAGACGGCATCCGTGGGCGACATGCTTGCTGAAAACGACACTTTGATCTTGATGGAGGACGACACCGACAACACCAGTGTCATGGGCCTTGAGGGCAACAAAGGCTTCTTTACAAGCGGCACCTACGAGTTCCAGAACAACCCGATCACGTTCTCAGACGTGTTCAGCATCAAGCTGGACAGCACGTTGCGTGCTCGTGCGTTCTATCCCTACGGAATCCGCTTAGATGATCGCCCCGACTTTGACGCGATCGTTGACTTTGACGGCTCTGCGCCACCCGCTCCAGACGTGAAGCTGTTCATCCAAACCACACAGGATGATCCTGCTGGGTCTCCTACTTACACGAGCTACCGCCGTTACAACAACGCTGAGTTCAAGGCCCGTGCGTTCAAGCTGAAGGCAGAGTTCAGCACTGGTGCAATTGACGAACAGATTGCTGTTGATCAGCTGCGGGTAGCTGCAAACATGCCGATCCGTACCGTGACTGGATCGGTGACGACCAGCACGAGTGCTGATGTGTCGGTTGCTTATGGATCGGGCAACAAGTTTGCGGCGACTCCTTCAGTCGGCATTGTCTTCACGACTAACTCCAGCGGTGACTATTACGTCATCAGCAATTCGGCGGCTACCGGATTTGATGTGTCGGTCTACAATTCAAGTGACACCCGGATCGCCAAAACGGTGAACTGGACCGCCACCGGCTACGGGAAAGGCTAATGAGTCAGGCCGATCAGAATATCTCTAACGACACCGGCTCAAACGTCAGGGCTGACATCAACAGCAACCTGTCTGCGCTGTATAGCAATAATTCTGGAGCGGCAGCACCTTCGACAACCACTGCATTCATGTGGTGGGCTGATACGTCAAACGATGCGTTGAAGATCCGCAATGCAGCGGATGACGGCTTCGTGACCGTTGGAACGTTGTCTGCCACCAACCTTGGTTTGGCAACTCTGGCTAGCCCGACGTTCACCGGCAACGTTGGTATTCCTGCAGGCAGTGCAAGCGCACCATCAGTTCGTCGATCAGACGACACCAACACCGGGCTGTACTTCAGTGCCAGCGATACGGTCAACGTCAGCACTGGTGGAACGAATCGCGTTCAGATCGACACCAACGGCATCACGGTTCAGGACCGTAAAGCCATTCGTTTCCGCGATACCAGCAACAGCAACTTTGTTGCGGTTCGCGCTCCAGACAACGCAGCAAGTGACATCACGCTCACGCTGCCTAGCAGTGATGGCAACGCCAATGATGTGTTGCAGTCAGATGGCAGCGGCAACTTGAGCTTTGCTGCTTTGCCACAGGCTGTGCCGACTGGATCGGTTCACATGATGGCGACGACCACTGCACCGAGTGGTTATTTGAAGTGCAACGGCGCTGCTGTTAGCAGGACAACTTACGCCGATCTGTTCTCGATCATCGGCACGACGCACGGTGCTGGTGACGGCAGCAGCACGTTCAACGTCCCAGATTTACGAGGCGAGTTTGTTCGCGGCTGGGACGATTCTCGTGGTGTAGATAGTGGCCGCAGCTTTGGCAGTTCGCAGTCAGACGCAAACAAGCAACACAATCACGGCGTCACTCAGTCAGCGCACACTCACGGGATTACTGACCCTGGGCACATCCACCAAATCCAGTATTCAAATAGCGACAGCGGTGATGGTGTGATTGAAGAGTCTGGTGTGGGCCTCAGCGGCACTGAGCCAACATTGAGTGCCACAACCGGCATCACAGTTAATTCGGCAACGATTAGCATCAGCATCAACAACGCTGGTGGCAGCGAGGCAAGACCTCGTAACGTTGCCATGATGTACGTAATTAAAACGTAAAAATGGCGAACCGTAAGATCACCGCAATGACGGCGCTTACAGCGCCTGCCGAAAGCGACGTACTGCCGATCGTTGATGTCAGTGAGGCTGCGGCAACTGACAAGAACAAAAAGATCACGGTCCAGGAGCTGTTTAAGGGTGCACCTTCTGGTACGGAATCAGCGCCAGGCATTGCCTTTGAAGCCGACGACGGCAATGGGATCTACCTTGCTGGAACGGATAACGTTGCGATCTCGACTGGTGGTTCTCAGCGCATCAGCGTTACGAACACCGGGACCACGATTACTGGTGACCTGACGGTTTCTGGAACGACAACAACGATCGAGTCAACGACAGTCACTGTTGATGACAAGAACATTGAGCTGGGCTCTGTTGCCACGCCGACAGATACAACTGCTGACGGTGGCGGCATCACGCTAAAGGGTGCAACTGATAAGACCATTAACTGGGTCAATAGCACCGGCTACTGGACATTTAGCGAAGGCATTGAAGTCGGCGGTCATATACAAGTTGATGACAACAATGAGATCAGGGTTGGCACTGGTCAAGACCTGAAGATCTATCACGATGCCAGCAACTCTTATGTTTCAGAAAATGGAACCGGCGTTCTTTATATCCAAGGAACACAGGTAGTCATTAGAAAAGCTGACGGCACTGAAGACTCGGCAAAGTTTATTGAAAATGGAGCGGTAGAGCTTTATCACGACAACAGCAAAAAATTTGAGACCACTACTGACGGTGCAACTGTTGCAGGCACTGGCTCGCTGACGCTGCCTGTCGGCACAACTGCACAACGTCCCAGCAGTGCAGCTGAGGGCATGATTCGTCGGAATACAACCGACAATGCTTTTGAGGGTTACACCGGCACTGCATGGGCACCTCTCGGCGGTG